TAATAGTACCAAGAGATTCTGGTGTGGGTGTCGTTCCACCCGGCAGTGATAAGAAAGCATTACTTGCAATAAGGTTTGCTGTTTGATGAGATTTAAATACGTCTAAATCTACATCTCTAAATATTCTATTTTCTGCATGTTCAATAAAATCATTTGTTCTTGTAGCTGTTAGGACATCTGTACTAACTTCTGTGTAATCTAATATTTGTTGTGTTAATTCTGTATATGTTGTCATTATGATACACTCACTGTTACTTTACCTACTGTTAAACCAACAAATGGTGGTTTCTTATTACTTATCTGCATACTGTCGTTGTGCTCAAAAAATCCTGCTCCTCCTACAAAAACAGTTGTAGGTTCTAATCTATCTGGTCTAGAATCTTGTAAACTTTGTGCATCAGCCGCATGTTTTTGTCTTTCAAGTTGTGGATGTTTTGCTTCAAACTCAGACTTGTGAACTAAAGAACCATTCCATTCTTTAACCATCTCTTTGTAAGGAAACTCCATACCACTACGATCAGATATTGCTTTTGCATATTTACCAGAAGCGTGAGCCATTAGATATACCCTCTCTGTGGTGTAGCAAAGAAACTAGAACGTGGTCTATCTTCTTCCGAAGCACGTTGCCACTCTTCTTCGTATAATTGTTTTAGTAAAGGTGTTCTCTCTGGAGCTTTTTTTACAGAAGTATAATAAGCTAAACCAGAAGTTAAACATGGTAAAAATCTTGTAGGAACTTCTATTTCATTTTCATAGTTACCTGCATCTTGTATCTTGGTTAGACCGTAATACTTAAATGTGTGTGCACCATCTGGTGTTGGATATAAATATAATGTTGGTGTTGAAGCACCTCTCTCTAAAAAATATTGTACAGGTGTACCCTCTGTAGATTTCTTTGAAATGTTTAAATACTCTGCACGACTAATACGATCAACTTCTATATCTGTTGTTGTATCACTAGTTGTAAATAAAACAGCTTCTAGTATGTCAACTAAATCTGAATCTAAAGTGTAACTAGTTGTACTACCAGTTAGTGTTTTTGTTCTAAGCTCAACAGTCCAAAGATTAATACCTCTGTTAGCCCATTCAGCTAACATTATATTTAAAGAACGTCTTGCGCTTTTTAAATCATAACCAGATCTAGAATTGATTCCACATCTTTCAAATGCTTCTTCAATAACTTGATCGACATCTAAATTAAAGGTGTTAGTTCCGGACGTCGCCATTACTTACCTACTTTTTTCATAGCCTTCTTATGAGCTTGTGTAAAAGTTTTACCTTTTTTCATAGCCTTTGTCATAGAAGCCATATGTTTTTTTGTATGGTGTTTAGAATGTTTTTTCATGGTCTTTTTTTGACCACCTGTTAATTGTTTCGGCATCGAAGACCTCGATATCATTTTTAGTTATAGTAAGCTACTACAAAGTCGCAGTTAGTTACGTCAACAAAAGCTGCTGTTTCGAATCTTACACCATCTCCGTCAAAATTCATAGTCAAAGGTTCATTCGCTGCTGTACCCCATTTTAAATGAATTTTAATCACACCAGCCGCAGAAGTATTATCATAAATTTTTACTTCACCATCAGCCGCACTTGATTGACATTGAATTGATTTTATTCTTATTGGACCAAGGTTAGCATTACTACCAGCAACGGAACCTTGTAGTCTTCCATCTGACGTTAATGCTGTGCTTGCTTTTACATCACTCATATTATCTCCTATTGATAAGTGTGGGGCCGAAGCCCCACGAATTAGTTTATGCTAGTACTAAACCAACAAAAGTTAATCTGATTACAGTAGCACTACCCGGATCTCCACTTACTACTACTTCTACTTCATCAGCAGTTGTAGTTGCACCTGTTAATCCTGTAATACCTCTGACACCATTACAACCAAAGACACCTTTGAAACCAGTAGCATTTACTGCTATGGCAATGCCGTCAGTGTATGAATCTGTATCACCATCATCACCAATATCAACTAAGTTGACGTTGTTTGTTGATGCTGTAGTTACGTTAAGAGCAACACACATAGGAATAAAGTTTGCAGGCATACCTATTGATGCCTCTTTACCAGTTGTTGCACCGTTAGCTACAGTGATTGTTGCTTGGTATGTTTGTAAAGTTGATGTGTTAGTAGCTGCTGCATTTAACAAAAGTGAACCTGCTGAATTGCTTGAAACATCACCAGTTGCTACACTATTTAAAGTTGCATGTTCTGAAATTGCACCTGTACTTGTATTTTTAGTTATTACTTTGTGACCAGCTTCCGATCTTACCGGACCGCTAAAAGTTGAATTAGCCATTTTTACCTCGTAAGTAAAGTCATACTGTCTCTACGAGCGTCTGCTAGGGCAGTCAGTATAACCAGTTATCCTAGTATCATGTGGGGGACAATGCCCCCACAAGTTAAGAGTAATTATGCTCCCGGAGAACCAAAGATACCTCTAAAGTCAGAGAACCCGAATGAGTATCTTTCTCTAGATTTGTATCTAACGTTTCCAGTTTCAAAATCGCCTTCCATCTTAGTGGAAATTGGCGCTCTTTGGAAGTGTTTTAATCCGTTAGGTGCATCAGTTTTAATGAAGAATGCATCTGTATCAGTTAAGTAGTTATTTACTACATAACCTTGAGGAATCATTCCCATGCTACCTACAGCATTGATATCATTATCAGAAGTACCTGTTCTTTGACCAGATTTCATCAGTCTTTCAGCAGTGAACTGAAGATTTACTGGAATGATTAACTTTTGACCATTTAGAGCGATTTTTAATCCTCTATCGTCAGTTAATCCAGCAATGTCAATCAGTGCTTGCTCTAAAGATGTTTCATTTAGGTCAGCAGAGGTTGCTAGTTCGTTTGAAATAGTTCCGCCAGTTGAAGGGTGGTCAGTAGCACATAGCTCCTTACCATCTCCACCAGTGAAAGATGAACTGAACGCATTGTTTAATACGTTAGCACCTTTTACTTGTTTAGCGTTAGCCATTGAACGAGCTAGTGCTTTTGTGTAACGAGAACTGATTGTGTCGTAAAGGTTATCCTCTACTGCTTCTTCAGTAATCGCAAAAGCTAGTGCTATAGTTTCGTGAGTGTATCTCGCAGTGAAAGACTCAGTGGCATCGTCGTAATTTACGCCTGTGCCTTCTGGTTTTACTTGCGCTGTACCGAAACCGGATAGCATTACTTCTTCTTCAAATGCACGATCAGATGTTTCTGTATCGAAAATCTGTTCATGCTGGTTTTCATATCTGGCATATTCTAACCCGAACAAAGCATTTAGGCCCGGTTCAAGCTCTTTTACCAGTTGTGATCTAGAAATTGGCATTAAACTCTCCTATTATATTGCAGTGGTTAGTAACCAAGAATGTTCGCCAACGTTAGGTACTACATATGCGTTAGCATTCGCTGCACCTGTATCGCTGTTGTTTGGATCCTTGGAAATACCGATTTGTTTAAATTGTCCAGAAGTTGTACTAGTAGAAGTATCTAACTCTTGTGAAGATCTTCCAGAAAGAGTGCTTCCACCCGTTCCTACTAAATCAAAACCACTAAAGTTCATAGCTGCTGTGCCAGTACCATCATGTTGGACTTCAAAGACGATTCTTGGATCGTCGTAAATGTAAGCCACAATATCAGAAGCATTTGTGCTTGCTGGATAGTGCGTACTAAAAGTTGGCTTACCTGTAGTTGGGTCTGTGAAAAAACATCCACCGAAAATACCTAGAACTACTTCACCTGCCGCGCAAGATTCAATTCCTCCTGCTGCAACAGCTTTAACACATTGTCCATGAAAAATGGAAGTGCCGTAGTTCGCTGCTATTTTGTATTCGTTTGTTCTAATCAGACCGCCTGTAAGATGCCTTACGGGTCTAAACCCGAATGCTGCGTCTTTATTTGCCATCGTTATATCCTTTTTTTAAAGGGTTAAGTTTTTTTAGTTCGATGGACAAAAGAGCTAGAAAATTAGTTCTTTTTGTTGCCACCGAAGGTTACACGAGATTGCCTGTCTGGTTTAGAGACCGGCATACTGGGGTGTTGTTCCTTTAGTAAATCATTTGCAACCGCTTCTTCTTTATCCAGAACTTGCTGTCTAAAGTAAGCTTCACGCTCTTCAACGATTTCTACCGGAATTTTAGCCAGTAATAAACCACCAACTCCTATAACACCTTGGTATTTGCCTTCCTGTATTGTCGGATACTGGCCGTCGTCGGAATCGGCTCTTACGAGTTCAAAACCTTCTCTTAATCGAGCATTCAAATTTTTATTATCTGATTGCCCTAAAGTTTCAGCGCGTATCCACCTATATTTGTACCCATCGGGTGCAGGAGGTGCGTCAAGGGATGACGGGGGTGCCCATGGTTTCCTACGAGTCGTTTTCTCGCG